ACCCTCTGTCACCTAGTTTGTGGAAACCCACCCCCATGCTTTCCGAACAGCGGACACCCGGGGGGTATACCAAGTGGAACTATTAACACATTGCTTAGTCAATAGTTGCTTAGTCAAGGTGTTAATATTACCAGCATGAAAAAAGTATTGATCAATAGTAAGATGGTTCAGCGTCGTAGGGAGAAGACGTTTGAGGAATGTATGGAGGCTGGTATGACGCCTATGCAGACTGAGGTGTTTTTGATAATAGATGAGTTTTGGAAGAGGTATGGGTATGGGCCGTCTTTACGGAACATTGCGGTCGCCCGTGGGAAGATGGGGTTGGGGAATACAAAGGAGATCATTGACCGGCTTGTTAGGTTAGGTGTGGTTAAGAGGGTAGAGGGAGCTGCTCGGTCGGTGAGGCCTGTGTATATCAACTTTAGGGAGTTGGACGTTGAGTGAGATTGAGAAGCTGATTGCCGCCCTGCCTAAGGAGCAGCAAGAGCCGATATTTCAGTTGGTGGAGGATTACCGGCTGGCGAGTGAGCGGGAGGTGGCGCAGAGTAGTTTCATGTCGTACGTGAAGCTGATGTGGCCGTCTTTTGTTCATGGTAGACACCATGCCCTGATGGCTAAGAAGTTTGAAGAGATTGCGGCTGGGAGATTGAAGAGGCTGATCATTAACATGCCGCCTCGACATACGAAGTCGGAGTTTGCGTCTTTCCTCCTTCCCTCTTGGTTCTTGGGTAAATATCCGAATAAAAAAGTTATCCAGAGCTCTAATACAAGTGACCTGGCTGTTAACTTTGGCCGTAAGGTACGTAACCTTGTTGGGAGTGAGCAATATAGCAGGGTGTTCCCGTCTGTATCTTTGAGGCAGGATAGTAAGAGTGCGGGGCGGTGGGCGACGAGTCAGAACGGCGAGTACTTTGCTATTGGTGTGGGTGGTACTGTTACCGGTAAGGGTGCGGACCTTTTGATCATTGATGACCCGCATTCTGAGCAGGAAGCGGCGATGGCATCGGGGAATCCTGAGGTATTTGACAAGGTGTATGAGTGGTATACGTCGGGTCCTCGGCAGCGGTTGCAGCCTGGTGGGGCGATTGTTGTGGTGATGTGCATGACCGGAGATACGAATGTATTGATGGCGGACGGGACAACACAACAACTTAAAGATATCAAGGTTGGAGATCATGTTGCCACCTTTGATAACGGCAAATTGTCAAAAAGCAAGGTCAATAATTGGCGGTCAAGTGGTATTGATTCCATATACAAGATACAAACACAATCTGGCATAATGCTTCGTGCAAACGAGAGACATCCGTTTCTTGTAATGAACGAAGGGGTGCTGGAATGGACAAGACTGAATCAGTTGCGTGTGGGCGATTTACTTGTATCGTTGAAGGGTGCAGCAGACCCTCAAGGGCAAGAACAAAGCCTGGAAAATGTGCGCCATGCCAAGCCAGTGACAGCTACCACAGAAAAAACCCAGACGCCCCACGTAAACCCATTGGAAGTCATGGGATGTGGGTTGGAAAAAATTGCGAGTGCGGAAAACCAATCAGCGCAAAAGGACTTTGTAGCAATTGCTACAGAAAAAAATACTTGCCGCCAGCAACTCCAGAAAAAAACCGAGCAAGACGTATCAAACACCGATACGGCATTACTGCTAAACAATACGAAGTCATGGTTGCTGAACGCAACAACAAGTGTGATGTGTGCGGTGAGGAACCTTCTTCAAAAAACACAAAAGCGCATTGGAATGCAAAGTTATGCATCGACCATTGCCACGACACGGGAGTCGTCAGAGGATTGCTCTGTAACGACTGCAACCTTACCGTCGGTTATGGAAAGACGCCAAGCGTACTTGAACGAGCTGCATCGTATCTCAGACTTCACAGTAGATCAGATAGTCTCGATAACCCCTGATGGAAAAGAAGAAGTCTTTGATGTTGAGATTGACAAGACTGAAAACTTCATTGCCAACGGGGTTGTAAGCCACAATACTCGCTGGGCTGAGCGGGATTTGACGGGTCGGGTTATTAAAGATGCCTCGATGCGGGACAAGGGTGAGGAGTGGGAGGTCATTGAGTTACCAGCGATCATGCCCAGTGGTAATCCATTGTGGCCGGAGTTTTGGTCGATTGAGGAATTGACTGCTTTGAAGGAAGAGTTGCCGCCGGCTAAGTGGAATGCACAGTACCAGCAGAGTCCGACGGGTGAAGAAGGGGCTTTAGTTAAGAGAGAGTGGTGGAGAAGGTGGGAAGCGGACAGAGCGCCGCCGTGTGAGTTTATTATTCAGTCTTGGGATACGGCGTTTACGAAGAGTGAGCGGAGTGACTTTTCTGCGTGTACGACGTGGGGGGTTTTTTATTTGGATGAAGACCCGAGTGATGTGAATATTATTTTGCTGGATGCGTTTCAAAAACGGATGGAGTTTCCGGAGTTGAAGCAGACGGCGTTTGAGTTTTATAAAGAGTGGGAGCCTGATGCGTTCATTGTTGAGGCGAAGGCTGCTGGCGCGCCGTTGATTTATGAGCTCAGGAGCATGGGGATTTTTGTTGAGGAGTATTCGCCCAGTCGGGGGAATGACAAGTTTGTTCGTATAAACAGCGTGACGGACATGTTTAGATCGGGTAAAGTGTGGGCTCCCGAGACGAGGTGGGCGCAGGAGGTCATTGATCAGATGGCGTCATTTCCTAATGCTGAGCATGATGACTTGGTGGATAGTTCTACGCAGGCGTTGTTGAGATTTAGGCGGGGTGGGTTTATTAGACTGCAGTCGGATGAACCTGAGGAACAACAGTTTTTTAAGCGTAAGACTCACGCTTATTATTGAGGACATACATGGCTACTAACATCGACAAATCGGTTTATCAAGCGCCCCAAGGTTTAGCTGGATTAGAGAGTGAGCCTGTTGAGGTTGAGGTCTTAGGTCCTGAAGAGGACATGGAAGAGGAGCCAGAAGAAGAGGGTGAAGGCTTTAACGGTAACTTGGCTGAAGAACTGGATGAGTCGGTGTTACAGCGAATTGGTTCTGAGCTGGCGGCGAGTGTAGATACGGACCGTCAATCCCGCAAAGAGTGGGAGAAGACTTATGTGATGGGCCTGAAGCTGATGGGCCTGCAGTATGAAGAACGTACTGAGCCTTGGATGGGTGCTTCTGGTGTGTTCCACCCAATGATCACTGAGGCGGTGGTACGGTTCCAGTCGGAAACGATTACAGAGATGTTCCCTGCCCAAGGGCCTGTGCGTACGACGATCTGGGGTAAGGAAACGCCTGAGAAGATGCAGGCGGCTCGGAATGTTGAAGAGGACATGAACTATGAGCTGGTAGAGAAGATGCCAGAGTTCCGCCCTGAGCAAGAGCGGATGCTGTGGAGCTTGCCTGCTACGGGTTCTGCCTTTAAGAAAGTTTACAAAGATCCGACGTTGGGTCGTCAGAAGTCGGTATTTATTCCAGCAGAAGATGTGATTCTGCCTTATGGATGTACGGATATTCGCACCTGTGAGCGCGTGACGCATGAGATGCGGATGACGAAGAATGAAATCCTGAAGCTGATGGCAACGGGGTTTTATCGTGATGTGGAGTTGGGTGACCCCTCACGCACGACGGATGATATTCAAAAAGCCAAGGACCAAGAGACTGGCTTTACGGATAACAGCGATGACCGGTATACGTTGTTTGAATCGTTGGTGGACCTTGATTTGGATGGGTTCAATGATGTTGACGAGGATAACGATGAGACTGGTATTGCCCTGCCCTATGTGATGACGATCATCAAGGGAACGAATCAGGTTTTATCGATACGAAGAAATTGGAAAGAGAATGATCCGCTCAAGCTCAAGAGACAGCATTTTGTACACTACCAGTATGTACCTGGGTTTGGAGCCTACGGTTTCGGGCTATTCCACCTTATCGGCGGATTTGCAAAATCAGCGACATCGATTATGCGCCAGCTTGTTGATGCCGGCACCCTCTCCAACCTCCCAGGCGGTCTCAAGTCACGCGGCCTCCGGATCAAAGGCGACGATACCCCGATTGCTCCAGGCGAGTTCCGCGACGTAGACATTGGTTCTGGCGCGCTGCGGGATAACATCCTGCCCTTGCCTTATAAAGAACCTAGCCAGGTTCTGTATACGCTGCTGAATAATATTGTTGACGAAGGCCGTCGCTTTGCGGCTACTGCAGATATGCAGGTCAGCGATATGTCGAGTCAGGCCCCAGTGGGCACGACTTTGGCTTTGCTTGAGCGCCAATTGAAGGTGATGACGGCGGTGCAGGCACGGGTTCACTATGCCTTTAAGCAAGAGCTGCAATTGTTGGCTGAGATTATTCGTGAGGATAGTCCTGACGAATACGAGTTCGATCCTGAAAAGGGCAGCCGTAAGTCGAAGAAGGCAGACTTCTCGCACGTGGATATTGTTCCAGTTAGCGATCCTAATGCGGCGACAATGTCTCAGCGCGTGGTGCAGTACCAAGCAGTTATTCAGATGGCTCAGATGTCGCCTGATATCTATAACCTGCCTGAGTTGCACCGCCGGATGTTGGAAGTGTTGGGCATTAAGAACCCAGATAAGCTGGTTCCCCTGCCTGATGATCAGACGCCTAAGGACCCGATCTCGGAGAACGTAAATGCGATGAACGGTGTACCGCTCAAGGCGTTCCAGTTCCAAGACCACCAAGCGCACATTCAGGTTCACATGGCGGCCATGCAGGATCCTCAGATTCAGCAGCTGATGGGCCAGAATCCTAAAGCGCCAATGATCATGGCAGCTATGCAAGCTCACTTGGCAGAGCACATTGGATTTGAATATCGTAAGCAAGTGGAAGCTCAGCTGGGCATGTCTTTGCCCCAGCAAGATGAGAAGTTGCCGCCAGAGGCTGAAGTGGCTATGTCTGGCCTAATGGCTCAAGCGGCTCAGCGCGTGTTGCAACAACACCAGCAGCAAGCTCAACAGCAGCAGAACCAGCAGAACCAGCAAGATCCGATCATCCAGTTGCAGCAACAAGAGATGCAGTTGAAACAAGCTGAATTGCAATTGCGTCAACAGGAAGTTCAGATCAAGGCTCAGCAGGCTCAAGCTCAAGCGGCTATTGAGCAAGCGCGTCTGCAGGCCAATACGCAAATGCACGCCCAGAAGCTGGCGCTTGAACAGCAAAAAGTGGGTGGCACATTGCAGGCGCAGACTGCTATTGAGTCGCAGAAGATCAAAGTTAACGCTATGGCCGCAGCGCAGAAAGCGGCATTGGAGAAGCAAAAACTGGATGGCAATTTACAGTTGGGTGCCATGAAAGTCGGGGCGGAGGTTAAACGTAACAAACTCCAACACGACGCAGAAAACCAACGCGAAGGGCTGCGTATTGGTGCGGATATCGCCAAACACAAAGCCGAACAACGGAGTGCAGAGCGAGAGCTTATGCTCAAGACGGCCAATGAGATGATCAAAAATCACATGGCCAATGTGATAGTGGAGAAAGGACCTAAGGAGTCTGAATGATTCAGAAATTCGCAAGCGTATTGCGCGAACAAATACGCAAAGACATGAACAACTATGCCGATGATTTGGCTAGTGGTCATTGCCGTACTTTTGAAGAGTACCAAAAACTCTGTGGGGTGATTCAAGGCCTAGCCCAGGCAGAGCGTTATGTTATCGACCTTGTAGAGAAAGTTGAAAAATCAGATGAGTGATCTTATTCTGCCACCAGGGTTAACCCTGCCTAAGCAAATTCAACCAGTGGATGCTCCGGCTGAAACTGATACGAATGAGCAAAAAGCAACGATGCTGCCAGAACCTTCTGGTTGGAAATTGTTGTGTGTCGTGCCTGATGTCTCTGACAAGATTGCAGGTACTGACCTTGACCTTGTAAAACCGTCTGACCTGGTCCGCCAAGAAGAACATGCCACCGCGGTGTTGTTTGTCTTGAAGGTTGGTCCTGATGCGTACAAGGACACCGCCAAGTTCCCCAGTGGTGCTTGGGCCAAGCCTGGTGATTTTGTCGTGACCCGTGCTTATGCCGGCACACGCCTGAAGATCTACGGCAAAGAGTTCCGCCTGATCAATGACGACCAAGTCGAAGCAGTGGTGGACGATCCACGTGGCGTAACACGCGCATAAAGGAGTAATGATGGAAGACGTATTCAAGTTTCCCGATGAGATCGAGGAAACAAAAAAAGAGGTGAAAGATCAAGACGGCTTTGATATTGAAGTCGTTGACGATACACCAGAGCGTGACCGAGGCCGTAAACCTTTGGACCGCGAAGTGGCTGATCCCACTGATGATGAAATCGAAAACTATTCTGAAGGCGTTAAAAAGCGCATTAAAGAACTGACTCATGCCCGCCATGATGAGCGTCGTAAGGCAGAGCAATTGGCACGTGAGCGCCAAGAGCTTGAGCGCCTGGCTCAACAGCTGGTTAATGAGAATAAGACGTTGAAACAATACGTTAACAATGGCAGTCAACAATATGCGACTACGCTGAAGTCGGCTGCTGAGCAAGAGCTGGAAATGGCTCGACTGAATTTTAAGAAGGCTCAAGAGTCTTTTGACACGGATGCTATTATTCGTGCCCAAGAGGCGATGACTGATGCCAAAATGAAAGTTGCTGCGGCAAATAATTTTAGGCCTCAGCCTTTACAAGTGGATGAAAATCCTGTACAACTGCGCCAACAAGCACCTCAGCCTGTTCAACCTGACGAAAAATCCCTGCGCTGGCAGGCAAGAAACCAGTGGTTTGGTTCGCGTGGGTTTGAGGAAGTTACCAGCTATGCACTAGGGCTGCACCAAAAGCTAGTCAACAACGGGGTAAACCCGCAATCTGACGAGTATTTCAATACTATTGACGCTCGCGTAAGGAAAACCTTTCCAGAGATGTTTGGAGAGGAGAAGGCCGCCCAAACTCAAACTAGGACCGCGAATGTAGTAGCTCCGGCTGCAAGATCATCGGGTAGTAAGAAGGTTCAATTAACGCAGACGCAAGTAGCGTTGGCGAAGAAATTGGGTTTAACTAACCAGCAGTATGCTGAACAAGTATTGAAATTGGGGTAATTAAAAATGGCTATCAATCGTAATCCTCGTGAGATTGAATCACGCGAACAAACCGCTCGTTATGTTTACAAACCATCGAGCACTCTGCCAGATCCGAATCCTATTCCGGGTTGGTCCTTCCGCTACATCGCAACTGCGATCATGAGCATTAGTGATCCAACTAACGTGTCCAAAAAGATGCGTGACGGCTGGGAGCCAGTGAAGGCGGAAGACCATCCTGAGTTGATGCTTGGTCCTGATGCCAAAGGTAATGTGGAGATTGGTGGGTTAATGCTTTGCAAGATGCCTACTGAACGACTCAAAGCTATGGAAGAGTATTTTCAGAACCATG